AATAATAAGAGGGATGTTTTGTCAACTTCGAATAGATAGCGAATAGGGAACTTGCTAAATTGTTCGGAATACTTCTGTCATAATTGGAGAAATCTGATTCAAAAACTATACTATGTGATGATTTAATAAAATTTAAGACTTCTTTCTTGGTAGGACCGTCAAAGAAAATACCTGGTATCATCTTACGGAACGTCTTCCATTCGCTTTGAACTGGACTTAGTAGTTGGTTCTGGAGGTAACTAGCGTTAAAGGCAACTCTATTTGTAGTGTTTCCTCTTTCATCACGCTGTAGACGTAGACCTGAGGAGGTGCTAGACCAAACGTGATTCCATTTATAACCTGGTTGTTGTCTGCGAATTGATGATATTGCGAAAGGATACCTAGCTAAAACGGGATCTTTAACGCGTCTTGAAACCTCTTCAACGACCCTAGTATAGTCATAACCGGATTTACCAAGTCCTGAAAACATGGATATTAGTTCATTTCTAGCAGTGGGATTCCCTGTCTCATCGACTTGTGCTGAGAAAAGAGGATAACCCACATTAGTGTCTAAGGGATCGCCTTGATTCTCAATAGTTTCCTCTAAGAGAATCTTGAATCTTGATGAATTTCTTAAATGTTTGAAGGTTTCACTAAGGATTCTCAACGAAGGACTGAAATGATTCAAATCTTTTGTATTCTTTCCTCTATATGATACAACCCACCATCCATAACCGACAGACCTTACTAGACAAGCTTTCTTCATGATATCGACATTCGAACCTATATTAACAGCTTCGTCTCTAATTGACATGAAATTATTAATAGTTTTTGAAGTTTTAGGATTTTCGGTAAGTAAGCTATTTACAATACGTTCAGTATCGGGAATTTGAATAGATCTGTCTTTATCGTTAGTAACAGGTAAACCTAAACTTTTCCAAGAGTTAGTCAAAGACTGAATTAACCGTAAAGCTGATTGATGGAATTGGTTGATAGATGCACGGCCATTGAAAACGAAAGGATCTTCTTTCCGGGGATCATAATCCTTAATAACGTTATCGCGATTCAAGAAATTGAATTCTTTGTCTATACCCTCAACTTTATTAGTTCCATAGATCAATTTAATATACTGAGGTATTGAACAAAAATGGGGTAGTTTAATGACTTGGTTCGAGTTATCCATGTCTTCAGCTTCTCTCACTCTTCTAGGAAAAGCAGATGGCACAAAACTTGGTGAACTTTTAATTTCTAGACTCATAGTGTAGTGTATTTGGTGTGTAAATAATAGATAAATAATGTAGATAAGTAAAGAAAGGGCAGCGGTCCTGAATAAACATTAGCCGCCGCTCCTGACTACACTACACCTACACCATAAATTGATGACAAGGATTTAAGACATTTCACTTTTCTCTTCTTTGTCTTCTTCCTCTTCCTTGCCGTCTTTCTTGAATTTCTTCTTCGGGGATTTAGGACCGGAACGATCTTTCTTATCCTCAGAAGCATTGTCGAGTTTGACATCGAGGTTATTTTTCGTATCTTCCTCGTTCACAACAGTTGAAGCAGCT